TTTTTTTTTTGGTTCATTAATAGAATCTTTTGATTCTAACATATTATTATTTACAAGTATATTTACATTTGTTAATTTTTTTAATGATGATGGACGAATTTCTGCTCTACATAAAGGACATGATATATTTCTTGATAAACTTTTTAATATACATAAAGCACAAAATATTCTAGAGCAACAATTTGTAATTAAAGGATCTGATGGTTCATCGTAACAAATTGGACAAATATCATTTTTATAATTTTCAATTCGTTCTTTAAAATTTTTAATTTGTTCTTTCAAATGATTTATTTTTTCTTCAAGATTTTTTAATGATTGTTCTTTTATTTGCAAAGAAGAATATTCTAATCCTTGCTTAAATTCGTATGTTTTAATAAGTCTATCTAATTCTTTTTGTTTATTTTCATTTACAGCATCTATTAATGAATTATTATTTTCTGTCTTCACTCCTAATTCTTCTAATGCTGATTTTACATCACCCGCATTTAATAAATTACGTATATTACTATTAATAACATCATATATTAATTCATGAGAACGAGCAACTTTACAAATAATAGTTTGAGATATTAATCCTGGCAATATAATTGATTTATCAATAAACTTTTTAGAACAACGAATTACACAATTTCCTCTTAATTTATGAGATCCATTTATTAATTCATTTAAAAATCTTGTAGAACGAACATATGAATGAAAATAATAACATTGTGATGATGTTTTAAATATGGATTTCATAAATGAATCCATTTCTGGATGAACATTCACTAATGTTTTAAAATGTTCATAAATTGATGGACCTATATATACAGCATATGTAAATGGAAATAATAAATTAGTAAAACTTGCTGTTATAAACCATATAAAATTTGTATTTGCTTCTTTACGAATTAATGTTGATACTAATTCAATCGTATCCGCTTCATCTATATATATACGATTCCATCGTATATTTAGTTCTTCAGCCCTTAAATGTAAATCTTTATATAAAGTATTACTAACTAATATAATATCCGCATCCATTACTCTATTCATAAATTTATCAGAATTTACATCTTTCTTTGTTTTCATCAATGAAACTTTCAAATCAGTTTTATTTGTTATTTCGTCGCTCCATTGACGGAATAATGTATGAGGAACTATTACTAAACATCCAGCATTTGAAATGTCCTTATATTCTTGTTTTTCTAAACTATATAATGTTTTTGTTGAACTATGATTAAATGTTGGAAATTCTAGCATTGTACGATTATGTTTAATACTTGCTATATGTCCAAGAATCATAAATGTCTTTCCAACTCCCACTGAATCCCCTAGAATTCCATATTTAGAATACATAATACTATTATCAATTGATTTCCCATTTAACATTTTATTCTCATAATCATTCATTGTATCTATTACTGAATATTGATGTCTTCTTAATGGAATTTTTATTGAATTATACGGAGTATATATTTTTGTCTCGTCATCATCAAGGCTATTTCCATAGGTTTGATGTAGAACATATAATGGGTGTAACTGATTATTCATCTCCTATAGTAGATTACTTTGGTTTTAGGCATTACTATAGAATTCACGAAGTATTTTATTTTTTATAAAATCTTTTATTTTTAATTGTGATTTCTTCACAAATGGATTATTTTCTTGTTCTCTCATCTTTTTCTTATCAAATGTATTTTCACTATGACTCATCACTAACATTGTTTTAAATGGATCTAATTGTATCATAGGATGTTTATAACTTTCAAGATATGATTTTTCTTCTGCATGGGTTACATTTTCATCATATGTATGATTCATCGCATATGATTTTCTCCATGCCATCGTTCCATTTGTAGCATGGTTTGATGAATATGGACCTAGTTTATATATTTCATGAATATCTGTATAATACATATATACTTCAGAGGATCCCGCTAATTCATATTTTGGCCTTGATCTAAATGCTCCAACAACATGATGAACTCTTTCTGGAGGATAATAATCATCATCATCCATCGCAATAATAATTTCTCCTTTTGCTTCTTTATTTAATCTATTTCGTTTTACACCAATATTCTGTTTTTCTATTTCATATATATATCGTACATTTGGAAAAGGAAGATTTTTAAATAATTCTTCTACAGATTCTGATCCATCATCATAAATAATCCATTCCATATATTCTTTTGGATATATTTGATTTTTATAACACTCAATTAAATATGGAATAAATCTTTTACGATTATATGTTGGTGTTATAATACTTACAAATGGAAATGTTGATAAACCTTTTTCTTTAACTGTTGTTTTTGTATCTATTGCTTCTATTTTTTCTGTTGTTCCTTTTAGTTTCTCTTTGTTTTTCATTCTATTATTATACTACTCATCATTTTTTTAGACCTATAATTGTGGAATTTGTTGAATTTGTTGAATTTGTTGAATTTGTTGAATTTGTTGCTGCGCAGCTTGTAATATATCACTATCAACAGACCCCAATGGTTGATTCATGGTACTTATTGGATTTACTAATGATGATCTAGAGAATTGAGATGTAGATTCTACTATATCAGATTGATATACAAAAGGAAATATTAATAAATTTAATATTGGATTTGAAAACCATCCCTTATGAAGAGGTGCTAATACAGCGTAAATTTTAAGAGTTCCTGTCATAAATTTTCCTATACCCAATAAAATAGAAAGAGGAAATAATAAAAATCCATATACCATATAATATAATATATATGGTGTTGCTCTCGTTTTTACATTAGAATATGCTATATTTGCTGCTAAAGATGAACCTAAAAAAGCAAGTGTTAGTATAAATACAAATAAACAAATATATAATATATTAGAAAAAATACTACTAAAAAAAGAACTTATTGATACTTCTGCTTGTTCTATATTTGATTTGGGAGGTGTGGTTCCTTCTTGTTTTGCTTGTGTAAGAAGATCTTGGTACTTTTGATTTAATGAATCATTTGCGGCAGCAATTTGATTGGGTGTCATCGATTTGGCCTGTGATAAAAGATTTTGAGATTCTGTTTGTAGAGCAGATAAAGCAGTTTTTGTTGCGGGTCCAACTCCGGGAATTGATGTAATAGTATTTCCTAAACCACCTCCTAAATTTGTTACTGTAGTTTGTAATGCATTTAAATTTTGACTAAAATTATTACGATAAATTTGACTTAGTTCATCAGCAACAGGATTATATGTATTTTGAAGAATTGTTTTATTAAACCAATCAGATATACTATTCAAGAAACTCATACTATTTACTTTAATTCTTTTTATTTATACAGCATAACGTCTTCCTCCCATACCCGATGAGACTTCAAACCAATTTATACTTTCAACATATAAATATAAATTATATGTGTATGTCGTATTTATAGGAAGAGGATATACATCTAATTCAACTTGAAAATTCTTAATACGAGACGTATTAATTGATCCCGCTGGTTGTGTAGTAGGAGAATGTAAAGCAAAAGAATATACTGGAATTAAATCTTCAGAATCTCCAGTTAAATAACGAAATGGCGTAATTCTAGTAAAAAAATCTACTGGTTTTTGTTGTTGAATCTCATTTCCATCTGCCAATACACGTATTGCTCGAATAGTATCCAATTGTCCTTGAGGTATTAATAAACCTGATGAAAATGAATTTTTATAATATGTAGTTGCCGATGGAGTAGGATTAAATGGTGGATTCGGATAATTAAACCAATTTGTTAAATTTCCAAAATCATTTCTAAATGTAGTATCTGATCTACGCATTAAAAATAATAATCTTGATACTGGATTATGACATTCTATATCAAGAAGTTGTCTATTATATAATCCTAAAAATGGAAATTGTTGTACTTCTTGATATAAATATGATAAAGGAGATGATGAAAAGACTTTTCTATCATTATCTGTTAAATAAATATATGTAGTTTGAATTACAGGATTTAGAGACCAATTATTAAAATTTGGTTTTGTATAACTCCAATCTACTAAAAAATTATTCATAGTTACTGAAGTTAAATCTGGAATATTTATGTAATTTGGAATATTATTATATATACCACTAATATCAGAAAATACTCTATATCCTGGAGCAACACGAAATCCAGAAGCATCCAATATTGAATATAAAGTATTAATAGGATTTAATGTAATTTGAATCTCACAATCATGATATTGTAATGCTACTAATGGTAGGCTTTGTGACGTATTTTCAGTAAACCAAAAAGGAAGAGGTACGTGAATTGTTCTTCCAAATATAGATGGACGATTAAATTGTGCTTGTGTAGTAGAAGTATTATTAATAACATTGGGATATCCTTGATTTAATAATCCACCCGCATAAGTTCCATTTGCTGGATCTACTAATTCTGGAATATCTCCTACTAAATTTTTCCATTTTTGAAGTTTATCTTTATCATAATCTAATAAAGCACGACTCATAATATATGTTCCATCAAATTCTTGTATCTTTTGTCCTCCAACATAAAAACCAACATTCTGAATAATGGCTGCTCCTAAATATCGTGACCATTGAAATTCATTTTGAACAGATATTGGTGGTGTTGGTGTAATAAATTTACTATAAATATCTGGAATTTGAAATGAAAAATACATATCAGATACCAAATCTCCAATACGCTCAATCTTTACACGTAATCGTATTGATTGATCATATTGTAATTCTGATGGACCTTCAAGAGCCGTTGTTACATTCTCCATAGAAAAATGTGAATAACGACGAAATGCTTTGTAAAAATATGTCATTTGAGGATTTCCACTCAAAATAACATTTTGTTGCCCGTAAGCAACTAAGGTCAATAAACCACCACCTGTCATCTGATTATAGATCAGATGGTTCTCCTTAAAATGGCTCGCATCAATATTTGTATTGTCATCTGATTATACTATGTTTGAGAAGAATACCAAGAATCAGCAAAATATGGAGGAGTTTCAGTAGTTGCTGAAGATTTAATTGTAGATGAAGGTCCTTTTTTATATAAACCTTGAATCTCATTATATGATAACGCATACCGGGTATAAACTAAATTCGATAATTTACCAGTCGCACACACATCCGAAAATATTAATGTACCACTAGGAGGTCTTTTTACTGAAATTAAATTATTACTAAATATTGTTATATTTCCATAATTTATATAAGGAAGTGAATCTTCAAATGATAATTTTTTTGTTAATTTTCCATTAATATGAACTTCTAAAAATAAATTTTGAAAATTCAATACTACATGATACCATTTATTTACAGGAATATTTTCAACATCTACATAATTATAGGCGTTTGAAAAACTACTAAAAATAATTCTCATTGTATTTGTATCACCTTTAATATATACACCGGGAGCTAATAATGGCCATTGTCTATTATTATAACCTTTATAAAATACATTATGAAGAACATCAGAACCATCAAATGTAGATTCATTTACAACCAAATAAAATGAATATGAAAATTCAATACCCGTTTTTTCATTTTCTGATGGTAGAATTGGTTTTGCATCTGAAAATTTTGTAGTATCTTGTTGTAAAGTTATTTGTTTATCTTCTGATGAAACCGTATATGGTAATAACTCAACATAGCGATTTTGAACTGTTGTTGATACTGATAATACTGATTGAATTATAAAAAAAGCACAACCTGATAATAAAATTGCTCCTAATCCCAAACCTATCTCTCCAGGATAATTTACAGAATCCATTATATTACTATTTGTTCTTATATATTTTTATCCTGTAAATACAGACTGTAAGAATGAAATAGGATTTGTAGCAGCACTATTTCCGGATGGTCCTGCTAAATACGTTTTATAAATATCATCAGGATTTTGAGATGAATTAAATACTTGTAGTCTAGAAAAATAACCATCAAATCCAACTTGAGAAGATCCTGCTAAATATGATAATGTTGCTCCGGAAGTATCGACTTTAAAATAACTCTTATATACACATGTTTTAACTAGTTTTCCATCTAAATATATATCTAATGTATGAGAATTCATTACAGCACAAATATTAACCCATTTTTGTAAAGGAAGTTCTTTCACATCACAAACTGATTCTGAAGTTATCAAACTATTTTCATCCACTTGCATTGGTTTAAAAAAGTTTGATATATCAGTTTTTGTTAAACTATTATTCTTCATTGTATTCAATAAATTTGTATCCGTTATTCGCTGGAAACCATTCATTTTTCCACCAGAACAATTTGATGGATCTCCACCAGAACAATCTGTTATACCATAATCATGACCCGATAAACTATCATTTGAATCTTGGGTATGAACTCGTGTTAATAATGTTGGCTTTGATGCTCCTAACGCAATTACTATAGTAGAAAAATTTGATCCTCCTATTTCTACTAAATGCTTACGTTGGCCTTGACGATAATTAAAACCAGAAATATAAATCCATAAATTTATAGTAAATTCTCCTCCATCATAAATACTTGGTATTGCTACATTATATTTATAATTTGTTAAGTCACTTGCTACAACTTGATTTGATAATATTATGTTTGTTGATACTGAAGAACCTCCGTAAATAAATTTATAAATAAAATATATAAATATTCCAACAAATGTAAGAGTAAATACATATAATAATATATTTAATCCAAATCTTCTAGATATAAAACCTCTAGATGTATTTTGTTGAATTACGTCCATTCTTCTTATTTAAATTAAGGAATTATGCGTATGAAGAAGACCATTCATAATATGGTTTTGCTGGAGGGCTTGTTGGATTATTTATACAATTTCCAGAAGAACATATTGATGGAATATTTGGAACACCGATTGATGATGGCAAACGATCTAATGAATTTGGTAGATTCATTAATGTCGGAGGAGGACTATTAAATAATGGTGTTCCACGTGTATTTATAAATGAATTATATTGTGATGCTATATTAGTAGCACTTTGTATTGTTGTATATAAACTAAAAAAACCACTTGATCCTGATATTACAGTATTACCAACCGATATATTTGTATTTGTAATTTCTCTATAAATATTTGTAGATGTAGTTTTCGATAATACTAATGTATCATTATAATAAATATCAAATCTTCTTCCTTCACGAGATATTGTTATCATAATCCATTTTTGATATGGAATAGGAGGTAACACAAATGTTTCAATATATAATTGACTTACTACTGGATGTAATGAAGGATTTACAGTATGTTGAGAAGCATCTTCAATTAATGCGGATGATTGTGTTTTCATCGTGAGTTGTATTCCCGCTTTATTTTGACGACTTGAATCGGGAGATCCTAATATTTCTAAAATAACTACATTATTTAAGTTTATTAATGGAACATATCCTATATGATCACATGGAGAACAATCTGTAGTATTACATGAACATAAAGCATATCTTCCAGTATTACATTCTGGTAATGAAGGATCCGTAGCATCAGATGAACATGGTGTAGTTATACCTGTTTTTTGAAGTGCGTCAATATAAAAAAATCCTTGAAATGTTGCGGATGAATTTGTTTGAAATGTTTGTGAATCAAATATATTATTTTTTTTTGATATATCATATGGACCTTCTATTTGTGTATTTATTGAAGTAAATGGTATAGGAATAAATGCTAATACTAAAAATATTATAATTATTACTATTAATAATCCAAAAACTAGAATTTCTAATTCCATCTATTATGTATTAAATAATAAAGATTGTAGTGGGGTATTTGTTAATGTTCTTACTTGACTACTGCTTATTGGAGCATTAAAATATTGAATATTTGCTACTTGAACTGTATTGCCAATAAATTGTATTGGAGATACTATTGAACTTGTTGCTGATATTCTACTTTTATCTAAATTTGAACGTATTTTATATGTTTGTACTAATTTTTTATCTTTATATAATTCTACAAATGTATCTGTTAAAATCATTGTAATTTGAAATGTTTGATTTATTGGAACATTTTCAATTGGTGATAATAATTCTAAATATTCCTTATTTGCTGAATCTTTTGTAATTACACCAACTCGTAAATCATTTTTTACAGGATCTAAATATATTATAAAATTAGTATTTGTAAATACATTTAAAATATCAGTTTCTGTATTGTCCATTATAAAAGGAACACTATCTTTATTATTTGTATATTCAGTTTTATATTCTTTCAAATCATTATTTTTTGTAATATTTACTGGTGATGATCCAAAATAAAATAATACACGAGGAACATCTGTTGATTTATACTGACCATTAATATAACAATCAAATGATAATGTAAAATTACTAAATAATAACTCTGGCATTGTATCAAAATCTAAAATAGTATCATTAGGGCAAACTGTTTTGGAATATAATGTTTGATTTACAATCGTCGGTGTTGTTATTGAAACTTGGCTTCCTGTAGATACTGGTGTTGAAAACCATGATATTATTGGTATAGGTGCTACAGTATAATTTATAATCACCAATAATAAGAATATTATAAAAGCAAACATTGATAATAGAAGTATTCCTAATGCTGCTCGTTTTGTTAATGATACAATATCCATCTATTATTTCTTAGTAATTTTCTTTGTTTTATTATTTTTATTATATTTTTTTAGATTTCCTTTTCTTGTATCAAACTTAATTTTTTTATAATATTCTTTTGCTTCATTTGCTTTACAGTCTATCAATCCTTCACGTAGATAACATACAAATGATATACGAGTGAATTTCTTTTCACCTCCTAATGCTCCCGTAGATGGATCTTCAAAATGAATTTTTGGAAGACTATTATTAAATTCCTTTTGTTCTTTTGACTCTGTCATTTCTGTATTACAATGAAATTCATGAACATTCATTGCTAGATAATCTCCAGTTCGTACATTAAATCCAATTTTATATCTTGGAAAGATTGTTGCTCCTCCAGAATATTTTCCTCGTTCAATTACTGATAAATTTCCAAATCCTTCTTTAAAATCTCCAGCATCCATATGAAGAGCTGTTCTGAAATTACGATTTATTGTTACTGATGAAAATGCTGTATCATCAATGCGAAATGATGGTTGTTTTTTTGCTCTTGTTAATTGTTTATTATATTCTGTAGGTGTAAGAGTTTTAAAACATTTATTTAATTCTTGAATAAATGGTATTCCTTTTCTATAATTTTCAAAATAACGCTGTGTATATGATGTTAATCTACAAGGAAGTTTCATAAAAGGTGTTTCTTCAAAATATCCTAAAACACTACTAAACACTAAATTATTAACCCGCATTTTTGATAATTTACCATCTTGCATATATCGTGTTGACCATCCTTTAATTTCTACTGGTTTTCGTTTCTTCCAGTAAATACCCGATTTTGCAATAGGACCAGCGGCTGCACCACGATTTCTTGAAGTTGCTGCTGTTTCATAAAATGCTTCCCATCCTGTTTCAATAATATCTCTCGGAATTACGTTTTTACGAAACTTTGCTAATAACTCTTCTTTTCCATCTGCTAATTCAACATATATATCAACATCTTCATCGTAAATTTTATCAGCATCTTTCTCGGAACAATAAGAACCTTCTAAAGCTTCCATTTCTTCATTGCTTAGTTTCGCTTTCACAACAATTTTTTTTACATCTTTTTTTAAAGATTTTGTTGAAGATGGAAATTGAACTCCTTCAAATAATTCTTCTTTATCTAAATATCTAGTCATCTATTATTATTTGGCAAAATAATAGATTGATAAACCTAGTGTAAATACAAGAGCACCTCCATAAAATCCTCCTTTTACCATTGAACGCATATCAATTTCATCCAACATATCTTTACCAATGATCGGAGATGAATCTCTTTCTCCCAAACGTTTAATATATAATATTGCTTCTAATTCTGTAAATGTAGGCTTATTTAATGATTTATTCACTTCATTATGTAGCATAACAGTCCATTTAAATAAATCATCTTTACGATCTAAATGTGGAGATATCGGGAACTTTGCTAAATGTTTTTTTAAATGTTCTTTACATATAGGGCATGGTAGAAGAAAAGGAAGTGCTTCAAAAAAATCTTTTGCCGCCTTTTTATCTCCATATGTTGGAGATTTAGGATATGCTAATGCTGTAATATGTATCATTCCCCAAAAGAATGGACCCCATACTTCAGGTAAGAGACGCATATTTCTTACTTATACTATGTATTTTATTATTATAATATTTACACACAAGATATCTAAACAAAAGATTCGTCATTTATATAGTAAAAATGAAAACACAAAAAAAAATATTTTGTTCTAATTGTAATGGATATGGTCATTATGTTAAAAACTGTGTCGCCCCAGTAACAAGTTTTGGATGTATTATTATTAATATGCCAAAAGATTTTAATCAAGCATCAGAACTTCTTAAAAATGATAATTCAGTATCCGGTTTTGAAATGTATCAAAAACAAATTAAATATCTAATGATACAAAGAAGAGATAGTTTAGGATTTATTGAAATTATGAGAGGAAAATATAAAATAAATGATTTAGATTATATTAAATATCATATTTCAATAATGACCAAAGAAGAACATAATAAAATCCTTACACAAGATTTTGATTCTTTATGGTTAGCATTATGGGGTATTCCAAGAGATCAATCCGCAAATTATAAGATTGATAAAGAAAATGCGAGAGTAAAATTTGAAATTTTAAAACCAGATTTTAAATCTTTAATTGATGATGTAAAATGTGTTTGGAATACACCAGAATGGGGATTTCCAAAAGGTCGTCGTGATATTCGTGAATCTGATTTACAATGTGCTTTACGAGAATTATACGAAGAAACTGGAATATCTGAGAAAGATGTTTTATATATTCGCAATTTAGAACCAATTAGTGAAACTTTTTTTGGATCAAATCATATTCATTATTGTCATAAATATTATATTTTTTTATATAATTCTGATAAAGAATTAAATTATGATGTTAATAATGTTCATATGATACGAGAAATTGGAGATTTAGGATGGTTTTCATTAGAAGATTGTTTAGAAAAAATTAGACCTGAAAATATTGAAAAAAAAGAAGTATTGCTACGTGCAAGTAGTTTATTACGTAATTATTGCCCTTTAAGAACAATCTAAATGAAATTATATATGTGTATTTACGGTGTAATATTATATTAAATATAGATAGATGGCAAGTGGAAGAACAAATGAAGAATTAATAGAACTTTATAATAAATCTAGTAGTTCTGATGAAAGAGATATTTTATTATCTAAAATGACACTTGCTGGATTATTTCCATCGGAAAGTCAAGAAGGT